TATTTCTTTTTCTAATTTATAATAATCAGGAGTACCTAATTTTTTTCTCCAAATTTTCCACCATGGTTTTTTACCTGATCTTAATTCTCTTCTTCTATCAGAATCATCATCCATTTCTTTACCTTTTTTAACGTTAGGTCCAGCCTGCATTAAATGTGAAATTTCATGTCTAATTATATTTCTTAAATCCATAGATATTTCTTCCCACTTTTCTGGTAATTCAGTACCATTTATTACAAATTTAAGTTCTATTTCGGGTACAAATGGTTTTGCTACACCACTATCTTTATACTTAGCATTATTATCAAAAATAACTTGAGCTTTATAAGTAAAATCTAAATGTGGGTAATCAAATTCTTTACGAGGACCAACTTCTAATTCAAAATAACCTTTTCTTTGTTTATCTTGAAAATCACCTTTCCAAGAATTTAAAGTAAAACCAGCTAATTTAGTTACTAAACTATCATACTTACCTTCTGTTAATAATTCTTTTAATTCTTGTTTATTTAAAGAATCTGTCCAACTTCTAAATAAAATATTACCTGTTTCATATGCTTCTCTTTCTATTTGCTCTAAGTGATCATCTTGGTTAACATTAGTAGTACCATAATTTTCTAACCTGTTTTCATTATTTTGATGAACATGAACTAATTCATGAGCATAAGATCGTAAGATATCTTTAGGATGTCTGCCATAAGTAAATAAAACTATATCATTTGTAGCAGGTACAAAATAAGCTGTTTTACCAAAAACATCCATACCATTATCTATATCATCATGTACCATTTGAATCCTAGGTAATGGATTTAAAGCCATTTTATTTTGTAAAAAATATTTAGTTAAAGATGCAATATAAGGAGAAAAATTAAAATTAGCTGAGTCTATTTCTTCCTTTAAATTCTTTTTAGATCTTCTAACCATACCCCATTTAGGTAATTTTTTTCCCTGATATTCTCCATCCATTTGAAAATTTCTAACAGTATATTTTTTACCATCCGAATCTTCAAGTGATAATTTATATCTATTAACACCTTCTCTACTATTTTTTATTACTTTTAATTGCTTAGAACTTTCTAATTTTTTACCTCCCAAAGGAAAACCTTTAGGTGCTCTTAAAACATCCCCAGGTAATACTTGTCCTGAATAGTTAGATAAATCTATACCAATTTCTTTAACAATATCTGGTTTTCTTCCTTGAGCTGATCTTGTTTTACCTTTTTTAGGTCTAAAATCTTTTTTCTGTTTGCCATCAGTACCACTCATTTGTCCCTTACATACTTTTACTGCCCTAGCAGCTAAAAATGGATTATGTTTTTCACCCTGTCTTTTTCTTTTTGCTATATAATCTTTACCTCTTTTACATAATTTTTCATTTAACTCTTCCTCAGTTAAATCCCTATAACTAGTACCTGGTGGGAAAGACTGCATTTTTCTTTTAGCTGCTTCTTTAGTTTTATAAGGACCAAATTCCTGTCTTATACCAGGTGAAAATGGATTATCTTGCATAAAATAAAATTTACCATCTTTTTTATAAATAGATCTATATCTATAACCAGCGGATTTACCGTATCCCTTTTTTTCGTTTAATTTTTTCTTTTTTAAACGTTGTGTTTTAGCTTTAGATGCTTCTTTACGTTTTTTAATATATTTAAATCCTGATTGTAATTTAGCTCTTTTTTTAGGATCTTTAGTTCTACCTAACGCTGCTCTAACTCTTTGGTGAATTAAATTAATAATCTGAGATTGTCTAGCATGTGATTTTGCTTTAAATGATTTTTTATTTAATGTATCTACTATATCTTGTCTAGTACTAAATTTAATACCAACTGTATCTTTAGGATCTTCATCTGTGTATAATCTACGTCCTGATCCCTTTGGTTTTTTACCTGTACCTTTTTTAGGGTCTTTTTTCTTTTTTCTACCTTCTGTAACTTTATCAGATACCATTTGGTATATTTGTGTTACTTCTTCATCACTTAATTCATCAGGTAATAATGGTTTTATTTTTTCTTTACTTATTTTTCCTGCGTTTCTTGCAGCAGTACCTGATACTCCACCTTGTGTTACTACAGTACGTAAATTTAAATTAGGGTATTTATCTAAAGATTTAGTTCTATCTGCTATGTCCTTAAAATCATCTTCATTACCTTCTCTAGCACCTAAAATAAATAATACTTCTTCATCAGGATGGTTTTTGGCATAATCGTAAGTTGCCTTAATAGGAGGAGTACTACTATATTGAATATTAATATTAGCAGAAACTGGTAAGTATTGTTTATAGATATCCCAAATTTGAATTGCTTCTTCAGGTGTAACTCCATCTCTTTCTTTACCACCTATATTAATTATAAATTCATCAATATTGGGATTATCTTTTATTGCTTTTTTAACAACAGCAAAATGGCCCTTAGTTGGGGGTTTGAATCCACCTCCATATACAGCTACTACTTTCTTTTTTTCTTGTTCGGGTAATAACCCTTTTATTAATTCATTAACTAAACTCATGAACTTAAAAATTGTTTAATTTTTGACTGTGCCTCCTCTTTCGATACTGAATTATTAATTATTTCTTTTGCACCATCATCACTTAATAAAGTTTGAACTTGTGCATTTATTTCTGCTTTTTGCTTATCACTTCTAGCTTGTTGAGAAGGTGTTTTAGGTTTTGTACCTGTAGGTTTAAAAGGTTCAAGATATTTTTTAACCACATCCTCTACATTTTTTAATTTTTCATCCTGTAAAGTATTAGCAACAGAAATAAAATTATCACCAAACATATTCTTATAAACTTTATAATTTTTAGTTACACCTAACCAAGTTCTTAATACAATAGCCGGAGCTAAACTTCTATCTTCTCCGCCCGATTTTTCAAATCTATCCTGATTTTGTTTTAATGAACGTTCTAAATCTGTATAAACATAAAGCATAAAAACATCATATCCTGCTTCTTTTAATTCGTTATTTAACGCTGTTGTTTGTTTAACAGAAGCTGCTGTACCATCTAGTATAAAAGATTCTTTTCCATCTATAGTAGATGCAACTTCACCCTTAAATTCTTTATTTGCCGCAGCCATAGCTATTGCTTGTTTACTTCTTTCTTCTGGTGTTGCATTTTTTAAATCTAGGGATACATTAGCCTTTTTAAGTAAATTAATATAAATGTTATCAACATTAAGTACTTTAAGACCCTCTAAATTTAAACCACGTAAAATAAACCCTTTACCTGCACCAGGAGCACCAGCTAAAATTATAGCTTTAGGACCATTTAATTGTTCAAGCAAAATATTATACAGATTGATCATATATCATAAATATACGAAAAGTATCCTGGAAAACCTAATTCTTACACGGTTCTCTTTATTGTAGTTGGAAATGAAGTTGTAGCGGGTTTATGCTTAGGATTTTCTAAATCAAATAATCTTTTTACAGATTTAAATATTTCAAGATTTTCTTCTTGTGACCTAGGAGATTCATACATTTCCCATTTTTTTCCTTTTATTCTTTTGCCTGAGTTATCTTGGCCTCTGGATTTAGATTTAAGCCAAAGTACACCCACATGATCTGCTTCTTTACCAAAACACTCCTTATACATTTGAGCATAAACTGCACCTTGTAAATCATACGTAGTTTGTAAATGATTAGAAGTTTTAAAGTCAATAACCCAAAGTTTACCATCTATTTCACATATCAAATCACAAGTACCAGCTACTTTTAATTCATCTGAAAATAAATGCACTTCAGTTTCTATTAATGTAGGTTTATAAGTTTCCCAAAAGTCTACAAAACGTAAAAACATTTGCCATACTAAAGGGTCCATCTTAGGATAACCATGTTCATTAAGGTATTTTAATTTTTTGCCCTTAAAATATTTTTCAATAAGTAAATGAGTAGCAGTACCTTCTTCTGAAGCTTTTTTAACAATCCAGTCAGCACTATAACCTACTTTTTTTAGCCAGTCTTCAAAATGTTTACCTTTAGGGTAACTTCCTAAAACATATGTTACAGAAGGATAATATTCACCGTGTCTTCTATAATACCTTGAATCGGGTAATGTAATTTGTTTGTGGTCATCAGATAATTCAATTATCCTATTATACGTTTTTTTAATCATATAGATAGTTTTTGTTCCATTAAATCGTAATAGGTTAATGGGTTTGTTTTTTGGATTAACTTGGTAAAATTTTTAAAACCCATTTCACTTGGGTCCTTATCCTGCATATCCACAAGATAGACTTCTTTTCCTTCTGCCATTAATTTTTCACAGAATTTTAAAGCTTGTTTAATTGCATCCCTATCTAATGCAATATAAATTTTATTTACTACTGAAGTAACTAATTTTTTCATTAAACTACTTTGTATATTTTTCCCTAATAAGGGGATCGCGTTTCTTTTAATAGCCATAGCATCAAATAACCCTTCACATAAAACAACAGGGACATTCCAATTTATTAAATGTTCATTAGGTATTACATCTCTACTTACTGAAGGGTTACGATATTTTACATATGGGTCTTTTTCAAATGAACGAGCTGTGAAGTAATTTAATTGGCCATCCTTATTATAAGTGGGAATTATAATCATATTTTTATATAATCCTTCTTTACAATAACCAATATTATATTTAAGTATATCGTATTTACTTACGTTTCTCTTTTTTAAATACGCAGTAGCATGCCTTGCAATAATATCGCTTGAATTAACAGTATCTAGGCTAATAAATTCGGAAGGTAATGATATACTAGATACTACTTTAGTATCTTTAATTGATTTGGAGGTTTTAACTAAAGATTTTAATTCAGTAAATTTTTCTGCAGAAGTTTTAAGTTGTTTAAATAATGAATAAATAGTAGTGCCTCTAACATCACATGCCCAACAATGCCAGGGATTTTTACCTTCACGATTTTCTGTTAAATTTACTTCTAATTTAGGTTTGTGGTGGTTACAAAAGGGGCAATGATACGCATAATTGTTTCGAGCAGTAGCTTTACCTGAACCCAAAACGGAGTTGACTAAGGATACCAATAAATGATTAACCATAACTTACAATATACAATATTATTCTTCGGATTCCAAAAAATCTTCAAATTCTACATCTTCAAAGTCTTTTGTAAAAAATTTACCTAGAATATTATCATTAAAAAATTCATCTGGTTTTTCTAGTACTTGATATATCATTTGAAATTTAACTTCATAATATGTTAGAAGTTTTTTGCTAGGTGATAATTTAAGTATAATACGTTCAAATTCATCTTTTTTTCCTTCCAACAATAGATTTTTTATTTCTTTTTGTGAACCATAGTAATTTAACCAATCTGATTCTTTTACTACTAGTTTATATGAAGGACGACGACCAACTGCTTTTTCTAATCTTTGTAATTCTCTTTTACCTATTTTTTGTTTCCTAGTATGGTATAATACTTTTTTGCCTATGTAAGATTTATTAGTAGGCTTATGGGTTACTAAATAGATAAAACCAAACGTGTTTTCAGGAAATTGAGTAACATCGCCTATTTTTTTAGTTTTATAGGTCCAACTCATAGAGTAAAAATTTAATGATAAATATAATCAAAAACATTTAAATAGACAAATAATTTTTATCTATCTATATTTACTAATATTGTTGTATCTGTAACTGTTGATGATTGTAAAGGTTCCGATAATTTTCCTACTGCAAGTAATTGAAAGTCTTCATCATATAAACCAACAGTAGTTATGTAAGGAGTAAAATAAGAACCAGTAGCAAAATCTAATGGTTGACCATAAGAAGCTGTATTTGTATAGTCTAACTCACTTTGGGAAGGGAATGATTTAGGAATTTCACTTCCTGAAATTATACTTGGGTTTAAAGAGTAATTAAATTCATCTTCAAAAACTGTAGCTTTATATTGTGTTTCGAAAATTTTATAGGAACTTGAAAATGAACAAGTAATATCAATAACTGAAGTTGCCCAACTTTCGCCAACTCCTGCTAAAATAGCAATACCATGATCGTATATAATATTACCTACTCCATTACCATAGCTATCTGTATAACTGTAAGTTGAACTAGCATCTTTAAACATTAGTCTTCCTTCTCCGTCATCTTTGTAAATATTAGATCCTGATCTAAATATAAAGGATTCTGGTTGGATATAATCTCCAAAAAGTTTTGAAGGAATTGATATTACTACAACTTGTGGGTTTACTGTAGAGCTTCCTGTTGGGAATTGTCTATTAGGCCAAAGAGTTGTTTGGTCATAATTATCATAATTCGTTTGTTGAACACCACCAATTATACGATTACCGGCTTCATCTGCTCCTAGTATAATACTACTTGTATAAGCATCACCAGTAAAGCCACTACTACCTGATATATAATTTGAATAGTATAGTTGTTGTACAGAATCGTAAACTAAAGGTACTGATATTGAATTTATATTACCTGTTGTTATACTTGAAGAGATAAGATAATCTCCTTTATAACCAAAAAATCTATCAATACCAACATTAGAACCTGTTAAATTTACGTTTTGAGGCATGCCACTAAACGTTAGCCCATAAAAATCAAAGTTTTTATTTACCTCAAATGGTGATACTACTACGTCCTGTGCATTGAATTGTTTGAAAGCGCTCATTCATTTTAGAAATCTAGTTTTACTCTAATTAGAGCTTCTTTTGTAAAATCTTTTTGTATCGGTTTTGATAATTTTGCAACAGCTAATAAGTCATTAGAATCATTATACATCCCAACTGTAGTAGGGAAGGTTTGTGGATTATTAATAAAATAAGGATAAATTACTTCACCAGTTGAACCTGATATAAATGAAGGATTTTCTGTATAATTCATTTCTGAATTTCTTACTCTAACAAAAACATAATCTGATGATATTGTTTCTTGTGAATTTAATTGGAAAATATTACCATTTGCATCTCCAACAGATCCAGATATATGATCAAATAATTTAGTCGGGTTATTTCCAAATGTATCAGAACCAGAATTAGTTACAAGATTAATTCCACCACCTGTTGCTGTATTATCATTTAAGGCAGTTGCATTTAATAAAATAGTTGAAATATCAGGTAATACTAACCCATAAGAACCGGAAGCTGGTGTATAACCAGTACCACCATCATAAGAAGTACCATCTGAACCTGATATCAATTGATAAGCTCTTTGTGTACCAAAAAATGTAGGTAAAACAACCATATTAGAATCATCTGTTAATTCTATTTTATCATAAGTTGCAACGGTATTACTACTTGATAAAACTAAATTTAATGAACCAGGTAATAAAGATTCTTTATATCTTGCTCTTTCAATGCTAATAACATAAAAATCATTATCGGCACTACCTGTATAAGAAGTACCCCAAACAAAGGATGAATTTTCATCCTCTAATACTAATGTTCTATATTGTCCATAAATTGTAGTAGTAGCAGAAACATTAGGAACAGCAGAATCAAAATTAACTCCACCTCCACCATTTTTGTTTGCGTAAGCAATTTGAAACTGAACAGCTGCTGTTTCATCAGTAGAAGCTGTTTGATAAACACTTAAATAATAAGGGCCTGATGAACCTTCTCTTTGTACTGAGGAAGTAAAATTATTTCCACCTTTATTATAAACATTTAATGAAGGTGAATTATTACTCCAAACCGTAGAAGTTACTGAATCAGCACTTACTACAAAATCTTCTGGGTCTAGTCTTTTAAAAGCCATATCTTATTATGTTGTTGTTAATGATTGTTTAGTTACTGTTACTGGGACTGTTATTCTTGCACCACTATCTAAACCAACTACAGTTAAAGTTGTTCTTAATTGTCTATTTGAACCAAATAAAGTATTTACAGTTGTTGCCGTTAAATTAATTTGTGTACCTATAACTGTTTTAGAAACACTTGTACCAATAGTTTCAGTAGCTGTTTCATTAGCGGCAATTGCAGCTTCAGTTTGAATTCCTGATCCTGCAAAAGTACTCGTCAATCTTACATCACCAATTGTTGCACTATAACCACTTGTTTCAAATGTTTGTTCATTACCTAAGTAATTTAAAGTTTGAGGGGTTATAGCTAATTGAGCACCTTGTTTTAGTGTTATTGCAGCATAACCTAAATCAAGTACAGGCAGTTTAGCTGTACCTCTTGGTAGTGTAGTTAATTTATATTTCATTATTTGAAGCTCATTTGGAAAGGCTTCTAAAAGTGGCATGTTATCTATCGCTTCACCATAATAAGCAGAACCAGATGGGTGATTTGGATTGTATAAAGTATAATCTATTTCATCATCGGATAATGCAAATTGTGTGATTTGGAAAGAACCATCATTTCGTGCTAATAACTCTCTTCCTTTTGTAGTTAAAATAGCATCAACTGTTATTACAGCATTATTTAAGTATCCCATTGTATTGTTTTTATATAAATATTGTTATATGTTATAAATATGTCATTTTTTTAAGATTCTATTACTCCCTTAGAAATTAAATTATTTACTATTAGGGAAGCACTATTAATCAAATATTCAGTAGGATAATCTGGGTATAAAATACCCGGAGTATCTTCTATTTCTATACTACTAAATGATCCTGTGTATTGATTGCCTGATCCAGTTCTACTAGCAACTGAACTTGATAATGCAAATTGTGTATCAGAACCACTTAGTAAACCTTGTGATATACTTGCACTCGCTAATGCACCATAGGGGAATGGTGAATCAAGATATAATGAGCCAGGGTTCACAACTGGTCTTCTTACTAAGAAGAAATCTTTATTTATGCTTGTTGGAATTTCACCATCTACTCTAATTTTTAATCTTGCTTTTCCATTAGCATGAAATGTACTTTTTTCAATATTTTCTTGTGGTGCAAAAACTTCTAAAATTCTATAAGTTTCATTTTCATTATTACCAAATCTAATTTCATCTCCTTCTTGTAATTCTAAAGGTAAATAAATTGGTTCAAAGTTAGTTCCAGCTGGTTCTACATTTCCTGGGAAATAATCAGAAGGTCCCGGGAAATATTCTAAGTCACCTTGTTTAAATCCTGTTCCATAAGCTTCATTCATATTCGAAGATGACATTACTAAAACACTTTGTGAAATAACAGTTGTAAGACCACCTGAGGAACCTGTGAATACCCAGAAAGGTGCTTCTGCTTTATTAGCATTTTCTAGCATCCAATCAAGTGCACCTATACCTTGTAATTTTACAGAAGTCATCGCACCAGGATAAGTAGTTGGGAAGAAGTAACCTTGTGCATAATTACCTGATGAGTTTTTAAATTTACCTTTTATTCTGAATCTTAATTGATCACCAACTTTAATAGTATAGTTACCTGTATTAGCTTTAATAATCCATTCTATACCTGTAATATTTTGGGAACTTTTTAATTCGGCTGTTCTTGTAATACCAAGATCAAATAAAGTATTTCTCATTTCCCAATCTAATGAAAATTGAAGTCCATCTTGTGGGTCTATTGGACTTTGTGTTCTAGTATCTCTACGACCTTTTGAATTTGTGGTATTAGATGGATTTACAGGTTTAGGAATATTTTTATTGTTTCTTCCATTTTCATAATCAAACCAACCATAATCATCCACATTTTTTATTAAATAAACTTGATTTGTATCTGTATAAACTTTTGCATCTATTGATTCTAAATTAAAATTAATAGCTGTATCATATCCACTACCAGTGTATAAGAAAATATTATATCTTAATTCGTCTCTTGTTCCTCTTGTTTCACTAACATAGGATGTTACAATTGATGTTTCTAATTTTATTATTTGTTCATTAGAAAGATCATCACCTATATTTTGATTCCAAATAGATGCTGTATAGGTTATACTTCCAGTAATTGGAGAACCAGTACTACCAGAATAAGGTGAATAAGAACCACTACTAACAGAAACTGTTTCTGGGTTTAACCAGTAATCAACTTCTGTAACTGGTGCTGATATATCAACAGTAGCAGGACCTGCAGCCATAAATTGAGCAAAAACTTGAGATCCTTCATCCTGATTATCATATCTAGAAATGTAACCAGAACCTGATAATGGTATTATATTAGAATAATTATTTGAAGAATTTTGAGAATACATAATTGGTGTAACATATTCCATTAACCTTGTAATTGTGGTAGGTGAACCTAATGATTGATATTTTTGTTTACCACTTTTAACCGCTAAGCTTGCAGCAGTTGTTTCTGGGAATACAGCATTAAATGTATCTATTGTTATTTTATCTAAAGATGGTGGTAGGGCATTACCTTGTTCATCTATTAAATAATTTAAATTAACTCTAGTCACACCATTAATATTAGGATAAGGATCATCTAAATCATTAAAATATCCAAAGAAAGCATCTCTTAATTCTATTGTAGGATTTTTTCCAAAAGTACCCACATCACCTACACTCCATTGATTTAAAAATTTACTCGTTGATTTTGCACCTAAATATCTAGGTAAAATTGAAGCTTTTTGAGTATAATTTGAATCAGGTATAGCAGCCCTTAATGCACTACCTGAAAGTATTTGTGCCTGATTTACAGGTATTATTGGACCTGATTCATTATTATAGTCAACATCCATTAAATAAGAATTTTGTCTTTGTAAATTATAATTATTAATTAGGGGTTGACAATCATCTGCTAAACTAAATGGTATAGTATTTGCTCCATAATAGGTAGGTACTATAAAGTCTGTTGTTGTTGGGGCATCAAAATTATTTAATGCAGAAGGAGTAGTTAAAGGTGCCCAAACTGATTGACTTGGACTAAAACTACAAGTTATATTTTTTACTACAAAACCTGAACCAACATTAGCTGCTGCTCTACCAACTGCAAATCTAAATGCATCATTAGGTAAGAAATTACCATTATAAGAACCAGATACATTTACTCTTGTTTCTGCTGTTTCACTTGGTATAACAAAAGGCATATTTACTATTTCTGTACCTTTAGGGGTAAGAATTCCATCATCAAAATTACCATTTGGTACTATATCAGAAACATTTGATTTAAGTACTCTAACTGAACCCGTAACGTTATATTCTGTACCAGAATTTAGCTGTGAACTTTGTGTTATTGCTAATGATGCATCATTTTGTGCTGTTGTGAATTCAACTGTTTGAGAAGTTTGAGAAACACCACCAATAACACCAGCTTGGAAATTACTCATTGAATATTCAATGAAATACATTTCATCAGCATGATTAATAGTTGAACCAGTATCAGAAGCTGTTGGTGTATTATTGAAAATACCTAATAAAGGAGAAGAATTAAAAGGTATAACTATACCATCATAAATTGAACCTGAGTAACCATCATTAGGTCTTGTAGCAGAATCAAATATTGAGGAAGTAATAATTCTTTCTCCAAATGAACCAGTTAATTTTAAATAAACATCTACTTGTGCCTGATTATAACGGTCAGTAGAAGGTGTAGCTGAAGCAGTAAATTGTTGTAAATTACCTGAACTTCCTTGATAACCGGTTGCCGCTGTTGCAAAAACAGTACCAAAATCATATATTTGAAAATCAGGAGAGTTTGAACCATAATAATACATTTGAACGCTCGATTGGAATGTTGGAATGTAATATTTAAAGTTTTCTGGGGCTTCAATTCTTAAAAAGATTATATCACGAGTATCACCTTCAGGAGATATACCTGAACTTGTAAAATTAATTAATTGTTGATTTATAAAATTTGCTTGTCCACTTATTGCTTTTGTTTCAGTACTTGGTATTTGATAAAGTCTTGCTGGAGATAAAGAACCACCTGCGTCTTTTTGTTCTTTCCAAATTGAAGCAGTAAAGTTTTGATTACTATTTTCCGCAATAACAGAAAAACTTGAGTTTAATACAAAATAAAGTATATCTGTTACAGTTTGTGAAGTATCAATACCAGCATAACTAGCAGCGTTTGACCAATTAATTTCAAACCCACCATTCTTTTCATCTCCACCAGAAGAACCACTATAACTAAAAGTATTAGAATAAGAAGTAACTGTACCAGTAAAAT